TGCGCCACCATGTTTGGTTACAATCGCAAAACAAGGAATACCCAACGGGCAAAGAAACAACGCCATGTATAACTTTGGTGTTTACACAAAAAAAAGATTTCCTGATAAATGGCAAATAGAAATATTTAAATACAATGATGCTTATTGCCAACCACCATTAGATAAAAAAGAAATAGATACACTTATTAAATCAATAGATGGCAAAGACTACAACTACAAATGTAAAGATGAACCTATTGCATCTTTTTGCAATTCTAAAAAATGTGTCATGCAAGAGTTTGGTGTAGGTGATGGTGTGCCTGAAACAGAAATAAAAGAGATACAGAAGTACGATTCTGATCCACCATTATATTATGTAACAATAGGTGACGAACAGGTGGAAGTAGAATCACAAGACTTACATGAACCAGATAGATTTTCATTAAAATGTTTAGAACAAATCAACCAAGCTATGCCACCAGTTGGCAAACTGATTTGGAGAAAGGCAATAAATAAATTATTAAAAGACACAATACCGATTGAAGCACCAGCGTCTACAAAGATTGATGTACAATTAAAAGAATTACTAGGAGATTATATAAACAAAGTGCCAGGTAAAGATTGGAAAGATATATTACGTGGATTAGCTTACACAGAAGATGGCGTAAGTTATTTTAAATTTAAAGACTTTTGGAAATACATATTAAGAACAAAGGTTTGGGACACAAAAAAATATCAAAAACAAAGAACCGCTAGGATGATGCAAGTTATGTTTGACGCAACAGAGGTCACAGGCAAGATAGACAACAAGAGTGTGAGATACTTTACACTACCTACAATTAAACTAGACAAACCAAATATAAGAAAAGATAAAATTAAAGAGGTGCCGTTTGCATAGAATAATAATACCAGGACCACCAGGCACAGGCAAAACACATACTCTAATGAAATACTTAGAGAAAGAATTACAACAGGGAACTGAGCCAGATAAAATTGCATACATATCTTTTACTAACACCGCAGCACAAGTGGCAAAGAAAAGAGTAAATAACGATAAGATATACGCTAGCACCATGCATTCTATGGGCACAAGAGAGTGCGGTATCAATACAAAAACACAGTTATTGAATGGTGATAAGTGGAAAAATTTTAAAAACTTTTCTCCATATTGTAGAGACATGTCTTTTGAATCAAGAATAAATATTAACGGACATGTTGAACATCAAAACCCACACATGCGTATTATAGAGTTAGCTAGAAATAAAAAATTAAGTATTGAAGAAGCAGCTATAGAAACACAGCTGCACTATACAACTGACATTTGGTTAACGGAACAAATCAATCAAGACCTAATTGCATACAAACAAGGCACAGGTATGGTTGAATTTTCTGATATGATTTCCAAGTTTGTCGAGGAAGACTGTTGTCCACCACTACAATGTGTTTTCCTCGATGAAGCCCAAGATCTGAGTCCTCTGCAATGGGACATGTTCTTTTACATAGAAAGTAAGTGTGCTCGTTCATACATTGCAGGGGATGATGATCAAACGATCTATTCTTTTCAAGGGGCTTCAGCTAAAATATTTATAGAGTTAGAAGGTGAGTTTGATCCACAAATACAATCTGTTAGAGTTCCTAGGTCTGTACATAAACTAGCTACAAGCATCTTTCCATACATGGGTCAACGTTTAGAAAAAAAATGGACACCCACAGATCGTGAAGGATCTGTGACTATGAATGCGCGTTTTACAGAGTTACCTTTACATAGAGATCAGTGGTTAGTATTGACTCGCACAAATAAAATGTTAGAACCAATACGTGATCACTTATACAGAATGAGCTATAGATTTGAAGCTAAATCGCAGGAGCTACTGCCAAATAAAATGCTAAGTGCATATAGAGTTTGGACACGTTTAAACCAAGGTGCATATGTTAGCAAGGAGGATTGTGAAGATCTTTGGGACTACTTGACTGTAAAAGGTGGTCATTTAAAAAGAGGGTTTGCCGGCGGCAAGACACTGACAGATATAGACTCAATAAATTTAGAGGGACTGAGAGAACACCACGGGTTGCTAGCAGCGGGGAGCTGGGAAGTATTAAGATTTCCAGAGCAAAGTAAATTATACATAAAAAAATTATTAGAGTCAGGTGATGACTTGATGTCAAAAGCAAGAATTAGATTATCTACAATACATGGAGCAAAAGGTGACGAAGCAGAAAACGTAGCTTTATTTACAGACACAGAAAAAATTATTTATGATTCATCTAGAGATGATCCAGATCCAGAACATCGTACGTGGTACGTGGGAGTAACAAGAGCAAAAGAAAATCTATTCGTGTGTAGTCAACACTACGAATATCAATACAACATAGGAGCACCAATAATATGACGGATATAAATATGTTTGAAGAAATGATGGATGAAAAGAAACCACACTACAAGCAGGTAGGTGGATCTCATTACATGTATTTTGACATACAGCCGTACGAGTTTATTTCAAAAAATAACCTCTCGTTCTTTCAGGGCTGTGTTATAAAATACGTTTGCAGATACATGCACAAGAATGGAGTCGAAGATCTTGATAAAATCATTCACTATTGTCAATTAGAGAAAAAGAAGTTAAAAGATACAAAAAAGAAAAAGAAATAATGTTTACAGTTCAAACTGAATGGGATTGTCCAGAAGAGTTTCCTGATTTATCAGATGCAAAGTATATTGCTATTGACTTGGAAACAAAGGACCCTGATTTAAAAGCAAGAGGATCTGGTGCCATACAAGGCAGAGGAGAAATCGTAGGTATAGCTGTAGCTGTTGAAGGATGGAAAGGATACTATCCTATTGCACATGAAGGTGGTGGTAACTTAGATAGAAGACTTGTTTTAGAATGGTTTAAGAAAGTTTGTGCAACAGACTCTTACAAAATATTTCACAATGCAATGTATGATGTATGTTGGATTAGAGCATATGGCATACCAATTAATGGACACATCATGGATACCATGTTGATGGCTTCTTTAATTGATGAAAACAGACTTTGGTATACTTTGAACAGTATATCGTATGATTATCTTAGAAAAACAAAAGACGAAAAAGCTTTGAAAGATGCTGCAGAGTCATGGGGTATAGATCCTAAATCTGAATTATATAAATTACCTGCAATGTATGTTGGTAGTTATGCAGAACAAGATGCATATCTTACATTAGAATTATTTAAAAGATTATCTACAGAGATACAAACACAAAACCTCGTAGAAATATTTGATTTAGAATCACAACTATTTCCGTGCTTAATAGAAATGAAATTTAAAGGGGTTCGTGTCGATGTCGAACGTGCTCACAAATTGAAGAAAGAGTTACTATCACAGGAAGAAGCAATCCTATTAGAAGTAAAAAAGAAAACAGGAGTAGATGTTCAAATATGGGCAGCAAGATCAATCGCCAAAGTTTTCGACAAGCTGTCTTTACCTTACGCCAGAACCGAGAAAACGCAGTCACCTTCATTTACAAAAAACTTCCTTTCCACACATAATAATCCTGTAGTTAAAATTATAGCAAAGGCTAGAGAAATAAACAAGGCACACACAACTTTTATAGATACAATATTAAAACATCAATACAAAGGCAGAATACACGCAGATATAAACCCGATAAGATCTGATCAGGGTGGCACCGTCACTGGCAGATTTAGTTATTCTAATCCAAATTTACAACAGATTCCTGCAAGGAATAAAGATCTAGGTCCTATGATTCGTAAATTATTTTTACCAGAACAAGGATGTAAGTGGGGCTGTTTTGATTATAGTCAACAAGAACCAAGACTTGTTGTACACTATGCAGCTAGCACTGTACCCATGTGTAATGATAATTCGGTTGTAGAGATTGTAAAAAAATTTAACGAAGGCAACGTGGATTTCCATCAAACTGTAGCTGACATGGCTAATATATCTAGAACACAAGCCAAGACTATTAACTTAGGTCTTTTCTACGGTATGGGTAAAGCAAAGCTACAGGCAGAATTAGGGTTGGGAACAAAAGAAGAAGCAGAAGATTTGTTTAACCAATATCATGAAAGCGTGCCTTTTGTAAAAGAGTTGATGAACTCTACTCAAAATTATGCATCAAAGTCTGGTTCTATCGGAACATTATTAGGACGTAGGTGTAGATTTAATAAATGGGAACCAAAAGCTTTTGGTATGCATAAACCCATGGAGTTTGGCGAAGCTGTATCAACATATCGAATAGAACACATACGTAGAGCATTTACATACAAAGCATTAAATAAATTAATACAAGGATCTGCAGCTGACATGACAAAGAAAGCTATGTTAGATCTATATAATGAAGGTGTTATTCCGCATATACAGATACATGATGAATTAGACATATCTGTTAAAGATAAAGAAGAGGCAAAAAGAATAATTGATATTATGGAAAATGCTGTTAGTCTAAAAGTTCCTAACAAGGTCGACTATGAAGTGGGCGATTCTTGGGGTGATATTTATGGATAATTATGGCTTACTTAAACGCAAACATACCAGTAGAATACGCACAAATCAGAAAGGAATATCTTTATGATCTTAAGAGTCATCATGGTGAAGTTGAGGATTGTATTATCTTTGGTCTTAGTGCCATTACGGGCAAGTCTATTCTTTTTCACGCGATTATGGAGAATGGTGCAATTTTTTATAGGTTACCTATCACGGCTTTTATACAACGTGGTTTCAAACCTACCGATGTACCTAGGCGTAGATTGGACGAGCTTCAGCTTTGGAATTGTTTCAGTTATTATCCTGCTGTGCATACTTGGGATATCTTAGAAGCACAAGCTGGTAAATACATAGGAAAAGACAAGAAATGGCACCATGGTAAATACTTATTTACGGTTGACTTTGCTCACCCTGAAAGTAATATTCTAGATACGGATCATTCAGAGATTCCGCACGAGCACAAATGTGCTCACATCATAGCTCTCGATGATGGGAACTATGCAGCACAACCTAACAATAGATGCATTTGGGATATACCGTCATTCACAGTGAAAGATAATATTCCAGATTGGAAAGTGCAGACATCTGAATGGAACGTTGAAAACACAAGTAAATGGAAGACCGAAGATACGGATAACTTCTTTTACGAAATTGAGGAGAAGAAACATGATTGAAAAATGTAAAAACATTTGTTGCAAAGTTTGGGACAAAATGAAAGCTGTCTGGAACTGGATCGTGTCAAGATTCAACAGGTAGTTTATGGCGCTAAAAATCGGAGAGGAACAAGCTGTGCAGATGCCAATGAAGACGGTAATCAGTTTGATCGTCATTGTGGCTTTGGGCACAATGGGCTATTTCCAAATTGTAGAGCGCCTTAACATTGCTGACACTAAAATTAAGATCATGGAAAAAGATCTTGAAGAGAACACGGAGTTTAGAATAAAATGGCCTCGTGGCGAAATGGGATCTTTGCCCGCAGATAGCGAGCAATACATGATGTTGGAGGATCTTTATAAAACCACTGATAAGATTAACAAACACATTGAGTCCATGATGAACAACAGAATAAACATCGAGTTTTTACAAGGACAGATGACAAAAGTCTTAGAAGATATTGAGGAATTAAAAGATAAAAATAGGGATATGTATTACAATGGATCGAATGGCACGAAAAATCATTAATTATATTGCTGATCAAGAGAAAAAAGCAAAACAAATGAGTTATGTTAAACATCTCAAACAAGAAGTAGAGATCAATGGCACAGGTACGCACAAGTATAGAATTAAACACGGACCAAACAAAGGAGTTGTTGTAAGATGATCGCTGAAGTGGTGGCCCTCCTCATGTTCATAGGGCCAGAAATTAAGGAGCATCGTATCCAGCCAGAGGGTATGGCTCAATGCCTCCGCCATAAGAGGATCGCGGAGAGACAGTTTACACCTAATGTTCAATACAAATGTATTAAATCTCAAGCAGAGTTAGAAACAAACATTGATGGCTCGACAGCTATTAAAAAGTTAATATTAAATTAATGGAACCAATCTGTTATATATTTTTAATGCTATGGTTAATGGGGATATCTGAATAATGGAGCCATTTTTTCCCATAAATACCCTCATAGCTTTTATCTTGCTTTGCGTTGTAATTTATGTAGGGTTAAAAGATAACAATAAATTATGAAACTTACAGCTAACATAACTCTTGATGAGTTAACTAAGTCTCAAGTTGCGGAACGTAAGGGTATAAATAATAATCCTGGTCCACAGCAAATTGAGAATCTAAAAGCATTAGCCACAAATATATTGCAGCCAATTCGATCACATTACGACAAGCCCTTAATTATATCTAGCGGCTTCCGTTGTGCCCAACTTTGTGTAGAGATTGGTAGCAGTGTAAACAGCCAGCATGTAGCAGATGATAATGCAGCTGCAGCAGACTTCGAGATACCTGGTGTAGATAATAGAGAATTAGCAAAGTACATTAGATCAGAACTTGAGTATGACCAGCTCATATTAGAATTTTACCGTGACGGCGAACCTTCGTCGGGATGGATACATTGTTCGTATTCGACTAACAGTAATAGAAACCAATCATTGCGTGCCATAAGAGAAGATGGTAAAGTCGTATACAAACCATGGCTAGAATAGGACAATTAACATCACAGATTGTAACGGGACAATGCCCAGAGTGTAGATCAGAAACTCTTCTTGTTTCTTTTGAACCATATCTATACAGATGTGTAAACTGTGGTCATGACCTTGAACAAAAAGTAAATGGTGTCATCAAATATGTTATAGCAAACGAAAACACTCGATTTAAGACAAGCATACTAGACGATGGCCAAGAAAGGTAATTTTTTAAATAAGGTAGCTCACCAACCCATTCATCACAAAACTTCGATTGGACGAAGACCAAGCCTACAAAAAATGAACAAGAACCGCAGAAGAAATTTTAAATTATACAAAGGCCAAGGGCGGTAATGTTTGAAAAAGTTACAATCATAACGTTGTTATATTTAACAACCATGGGAGATATTAAACAAGAATCTTTTGAAGTTGTAGGTAAAGAAACATGTGAGTCTTGGTATCATCACAATGTAAGAGTCACAGAGAGAAAACAACGTAAAATATTTAGCAATCACTACTACCATAAATACAAAGGCAAAGACGTCATTGGTTATATTTGTAGTGATGAACCTCCACAATAATCAAACCTATCCCGACAGAGGGAAAATTAAAAGGGGATAGGTATAAAGGTGGGTATGATGTCAAACTATTGACACAATTCTGACACAATGTCAAGTCTCGTCAGATTCTTTACACACAAAGGACACTGTTATTTTATCTCTGTTGACCACTTCGGGTCCTACTGCTTCCATTAATTCTTTTGTTTCTTTTAATCCAGCCAAAGCACAAGTATACCAATCGTTGTATACAACTGGGTGTTGAAACTCTGGCATACAATCTCCGTAAGTTGCAGCGCAAACTTTTATCATCATTATAAATTTTATCATTGACAATCCTATGTGAAAATCCTATAAATTGGTGTATGACAGATACAACTAAATACAGAAACGTTTCATTATCACACTCAACATACAAGAAACTAGAAACATTAGCTAGAAATATTGTTCCTGATGTCACTTTGTCCATATCAAAAACGATTGAAGTGATGGCTAGTGAAAAAACGAGAAAGTTAAATGGGAAAGCACAAAGCTCCATTTCTAAATAACGAAGTCATTTCGTTATTGGAGAACAACAAAACTCCAGAGCAGCAGCTTTGGATTGCAGTATTAGCAAAAGCATTTGACGATGCCTTCAGATCTAGTGATGAGAGATCAGCACTAGACGCTCTTCGTTGGATTAGACATGGTCAAGACTTCCACTACGTTTGTCACCTGGCAGGTCGTAATGGTGATTACATTAAATCTAGAATGTTAGATCGAGTTATTGATAGAGAAGCTGGAATACTAACAAGACATCAACATATTAAGAGCGCTGTTAACAATGTAATCAAATTAAAAATTGAGAACAAACAAAAAGAAATCTTAGAAGAACCAAAAAAGAAAAGAAAAAATTGGAAGAACGTGGCTGATTTTAAATGGCTGCCAAAGTACGGACACGACTATGTCGACAGGTAAAAAGATATGTCCTGAATGCAAAGGCAATGGCCACTTAAGAACAGAGATGAATACAATAGTCCAGTGTTTAAATTGCTGGTCGGAAGGAGAAATAGATGAAAAAATTTGGGCTAGGGATTATACTCCTATTATTCCTGATGAGTTGCAGCCAACAAAAAAAGATTGAGA